CGCGCGTCCAGTGCGACCGCCGCCGCGTTTGCGCAACTCCAATTCGCGGACATCGGCGGGACGCTCGCCCACTCGGCCCTCTCCGGCCTCGCGACGACTGACGCCGGTCACACGAACCTGTTGTACCTCGCCGGGCGCAGTGGGACCGGGAACGACGCCATCTTGTCGACAAGCACCGATGGTACGCTGCTGGGCTCGTCGGCCTCGGGCAAGGCGCTGATTCTAGACGCCGGGGCAGGAAGTGACGGCGTCTACCGAGTGGTGATGTGCCCCTCCTTGAACGCCTACGTCGGCAATATGTTTCTCTTTGAGACGGCACATGACGTCACCTTCGTCACGGGGTCTGCGGTGCTCAACGCGCACTGCATATCGGAACACGGGTCCTGGCTCGTGCAGGTAGACCTTGCCTCGGGATTCGGCCTGGGCGCACGCGGATACGTCTTCGCGCCCAATATCTTCAACGACGCCAACCGGGCCGACATGGGCCTATACAGCGCGTTTCTCACCACCGGCAACGTGTACGCGGTGACCGGCACGACGATCAGCGCGGGCAGCACCGCAATGCTGTTCGACGCCTTCGTCGTTGGCTCCTCGCTCAATGCCGGCACGCTGACCTGGACCTCACACGCCACGCTGCTCTGTCAGACGACGATGGCCGGTGGGACGGGCACGGCTGCTCTGACGACCCGCCGGGGTGTCTGGTACAAGGCCGTCAGCGGCGGCACGCCCATCAATGCGATAGCGCTGGACGTCGAGGCAGAAGTCGCGAGCACGCTCACCGCCGCTGTACGTTCCACGATCACCAGCGGTACGGGCAAGTGGTTCCTGCTTAGTACCGCGACCGCCAACTCGTCCTTTGGCGGCAACCTCTTTGTCGGATCGGTCGGCAGCGTAGTGCCGACCGCGACGATACACGCACGACATCCCACGATCACGAATGAGGTTTCGCGATTCGAGTCGACGACGAGCGGCACGCCCGCCGTCGTCTCCGAGGTGCGTCGCCAGGGGCGAGTCACCACGACGAACAATACGCAGACGACACTCATGTCGTACACCTTGACGGCGGCGCGGGCGTACCTGATCGAGGCGCGCGTCACGGGGCACCGTACGGGCGGCACGGCCGGCGCAGCGGACGACTCGGCCGCCTACGTCATTTACGCGGGCGCGAAGCACACGGGCGGGGCGGCAGCGCTCATCACGGCGGTCGGCGCGGACTATACCGACGAGGATCAGGCGGGCTGGGACGCAACGCTGGACGTGAACGGGAACGACGTTCGCGTTCGCGTGACGGGCGCGACGAACAACAACGTCACCTGGCACTGTACCCTCGTGATTCAAGAGGTCGGAACCTGATGCCTCGCTTCTCGCTGACCGCCCAGGAGCAGGCGTTCTTGGGGCAGGCCCTTGCCTTCGCCGCCCATGAGCAGCGCCTGGATGAACTCACGGCGCTCGTCCGAGCCGCCAGTACGACCCAGGCCGAGTTGAAGGCGATTGTGCAGACCTACCTCACCCAGGCCAAGGCCGAGCGCCAGGCCCGGTTCGTAGCAATCGACGCCGAGGTCACCGCGACGAAGGCGACCCTGGCCGCCGAGATAGCGGTGATCGACTCGGCGCTCGCGAAGCTCTGACGGAGGACGTGTGGAAGTCAAGATTTCAACCGAAGTTGCTCAGGCCCTCCTACGCTATCTTGTGACGAAGCCCTGGCAGGAGGCCAACGACCTCATCGTCGTGCTCGGGAAGGCCGTGAACGACGCGACCGCCGCTGCGAAGGCCACTGAGCCTTCGGACTCGGCAGGCCTGTGATCCGCAGCCTGCACATCGCCGCGTGGCTCCTAGTCGCCGGCTGCGCGATTCCATCGCGAGCGGCCGCCCCAGGCCCGCTCGACGAGCCCCTCGCATTCAGCCCCGAGCCCTTCCGCCTCAACCCCCGGTTCTGCTTCGGCAGCCTGGGGAGCGCCTGCGAACGGCAGCCCATCCCCCTCTGAGAATATGGTCGACGCCGCCCTCATCCTGCTCATTCGGGTGATCCGGCGGCTGGTCAACGTATGCTTCCTCCTCATCGTCATAATCAGCTTCCCCTTTCTATTCCCAGCGTACGCGCTGTTGGGGTGGTGGGCGGGGCGGGGGGTCGGCCGTGACGACTGACCTGCGGATGGCGGCCGAGGCCGCGTCCCTCTTGATCGAGCGGCAGGAGCACGACGGGCTCACGACCATCGAACTCTTCGCCCACCAGCAGAACTTCGTCGCGTCCAACAAGGACGAGGCGTGGCTGTTCGGGGCGAACCGCTCCGGGAAGACAGAGGCCCTGGCGGTCGCCATCGCATCATTCGCGCGCTTCGGCGTGACGAACCCGGATGACCTGGACTGGGAGCGCCTGGTGCTCGGTCAGCATCGTCCGGTCCGCATCTGGGCCGTGTCGCTCACGTACGACATGAGCCGGAATATCCTCCAGTCCAAGCTGTTCAACAACGGCGCGCGAATCGACACGCGGTCGCCGCTGATCCCGGACGCCGAGATTGCGAACTGGAACATCACGAATCAGACGCTGCGGCTGAAGAACGGCTCGGTCATCATCTTCAAGTCGTGCGACGGCGGGCGCGACAGCTTCCAGGGCGCGGACCTCGACCTCATCTGCTTCGACGAGGTTCCCGAGGAAGACATCTACAAGGAATGCACCATCCGCATCGGCGGTGGCCGCCGGCTCCTGATCCGGGGCGCGGCGACGATTCTGCCGCCCGCCGGGGTGCCTGGGGGCGTCTCCTGGATGTACCTCGCGAAGGCGCAGCCCTGGCTGGCGCTCGGTGTCAGCGATCCGGCCAGGAATGCGGCCAGTCCCCGCCTGGACATCTTCACGGCCGGGTTGCGGCACAACGCCGCCATCTTGCCCGAAGAGATCGAGCGCATGGCCGCCGTCTTCGCACCGGGCACGCCGGAGCACATGATCCGCATAGAGGGGATGCTGCTCCCGAGCATCGGCGGCGCGCTCTGCTACCCGCACTTCAACCGCCAGTACCACGTCCGGGAGGAACTGGCCCCGATGGTCGACGGCGCGCGGCGGCCCCAGGTGAGCCCGCATCTCCCGCTCTGCCTCAACGTCGACTTCAACCCGGAGAACGGCGTGTGGACGATCGGCCAGCGGTTCGGCCGCGTCTTCCGCGTGCTCGACGAGATCACCCTGGAGCGGAGTGACATCCTCTCCATGACGCACGAGTTCCGTACGCGCTACCCCTACCACGACGCCGAGTTGTGGATATACGGCGACGCGACGGGCCGGCGGAAGGAAGGGCAGACGGGCACGTCGTCCTTCCATCTGATCCAGCAGTACCTCGTGGGCTACCCCTCGCCCATCACGTTCAAGCTCCCGGACGTGAATCCTCCGCAGAAGGATCGTGTCGACGCCGTGAACCTCCAGATGAAGCCGCCCAGCGGGCAGCGCCTCATCGAGATCGCTCCGCATTGCGTCGAGACGATCAAGGACGCCGAAGGCTCGAAGTGGAACATCCGCCTCCAGATCGACAAGCGGCATGGCCGGCGCTCGGACGGCATGGACACGGTCGGCTACTGGATCGTCTACGAGGAGCCCGTCCGCACGGCGCTGCGTGAGCCCAGCCGCCTCCGTTCGGTCAAGTCGCCAGCCTACCTCAAGTCCGGTGCCTTCCCGTCGACGCCCCGTGGGGGCCGCCCCGTGCGAATCGGGAACCACTGGTACGGGCAAAGGATCGCCTGATGGAATTGACTCCCGAAGAGGTGCTCACGACGTCGCGCCGCTACTTCACGCGCGCCGACGCGAGCTATCGCCGCGATCGCATCCGCAAGAATGAGGAGAACTGGCTGGCCTACCGAGGCGAGCAGGACTTCTCTTACAAGCAGGACTTCCAGTCCAGGGAAACGACGCCCGGCTTCCCCATCGCCGTCGAGCACATCGTCGGGACGTTCGAGCGGGCGCTGACGGACTCGGACGACTGGGTGTCCGCAGAGTCGGTCGGCATCGGCGATCCGTTCATCGAGCCCGACCTGCTCAAGCTGACCCTCCAGTTCTACCTCCAGCGGCTCTACACGCCGGGCAACCACCCGGAGACGGCCTACGGCATCGCGGCCTTCGTCGCCGACGCCGTGAAGCGCGGCATACTGGAGCCCACGATCATCGCCAAGGTCTACCCGGTGACGGTCCGCCGCCGCGTCGTCAAGATGCGCCAGTCGTCGACGGACGAGCCTGGCGTCTCCCTGCCGGTCGACTTGACCGGGGACGAGACGGGCAAGGTCGTCGACCAGGACTACACGCGCATCGCCATCGAACTCATCCCCTACGAGGACTACTACCGCGATCCGTCACCCGCCTGCCGGTACGAGATTCACCGGACGCGCCGCGCGCTCCACGAGCTTCTCGCGAACCCGGAGTACGACAAGGAGAGCGTGAAGCGGTTGATCGGGAAGCACGCGGACGAGCTTCGCCACCGGCGGACGAACCTCTCGCCGGCCGAGCGGAGGACGCAGGCCGAGATGTGGGAGGTAGACGTCTTCGAGTGCTGGGGCGACGTGATCGACCCGGACTCGGGCGAACTTCTCGCCGAAAACGTCTTCTGGACGTGGGCCGGCGACGAGGTGCTGCGGATGCCGACTGCCAACCCATTCTGGGATGGTACGCGCCCCTTCGTCACGGCCGATCTGATCCGCGTGCCCGGCTCGGTCGAGGGCAAGGCCCTGGCCGACCACGCCGTCCCGATGTGGAAGGCGACGAACGAGCTGACCAATCTCCTTCTCGACCAGGCCATGCGCGCAGCGTGGGGCGTCGGGCAGCTTCGCCCGGACATCATGGAGTCGCCCGAAGAGGTGTCGAATGGCGTGCCCCAGGGCTACGTCGCCGTCCTCAAGCCCAACGCGCCGCTGAACGCCAAGTTCTACGAGCGGGTCGACGAGGGCGAGGCTCCGCAGATCAGCCTGACCCAACTCGACAAGATGGAGGGCTTCCTCCAGGAGGCCCTGGCGACACCGGACACGAAGCTCGGGACGCTCCCCAACCGAGCGACCAAGGCGACCGAGATCGTTCAGGCGATGCAGTCCTCGGGCTCGCTGTTTGAGTCCTTCGCGGCCCGGCTCGAAGACACGTTCCTGGAGCCCATCTTCGAGAAGGTCTGGCGTATCATCCTCCAGTGGGTCGACGACTTCGTCGAGGACGAACTCGTCCAGATTCTCGGCCCGACCAACGTGCTGCGCCTGGAGCAGATGACCACGGCGCAGCGGTTCAAGATGATCGGGAAGACGCACTTCCGGGTGCGCGGCCTGCGCGGCGTAGCCTCGAAGGAGCGCACGTTCAACAAGCTGATGACGGTCGTGAACCTGCTCTCGACCAACCAGCAGTTCGCCGACCACTTCGGGCAGACCTACGACTACGCGAAGCTCTGGGACCAGCTCCTACGCTCGACGGGCGTCGACCCGGTGAGCATCGAATTGGATGAGGAGCCCGAGTCCGAAGAGGAGCCCGCTGGCGAACCGGCACCGGGCCAGGAGCCCGAGGTCGCCGCCGGCCAGTTGAACCCGGCGCTCGCCGCCGGCAACGGGGCCTCCCAGCCCAACGTGCCCGGCGCGACCGCCGCACAGGGAGCCGAGACGCAGTTCGCCGCCAACAACCCGCAAGCCAACCTGGCCGTCTAAGGAGTAGACATGCCGATCACCGCCGCAGAGAAGATGCGCCGCCAGCAAGAGAAGACGGTGCGAATCGCCGAGGCCCAGCAGCGGGCCGCCGGCTACCAGCACGCTCCAGGCTTCGTGCCCGAGCCAGTCGCGCGCAAGCGATACGTCCCCGAGGCACAACGCATGGGGACGCCGGCCGCAAGCAAGCCCCTCGGCGTGAGCCAGGGCGTCATCTCCACCCCCGAGCAGGAACGTCGGCGTCGCGCGAAGATCGCGGCCGGCGGCGTGCTCTCCAATTCTGACCTCTGAGAGGAACGACCATGAAAAGCGGAAAACCACTCCCGACAGTCGACCCGTCGAAGGTATCACACCCGACGAGCCTCGGCTTCGCAGTCACTCCCGAGCACTCGCACCTCGGGCACTTCGCGCAGGAGAAGTACCTACGCGATGGACACAACTCGGTGACGAAGAACGTCACGGGCGTCATGTCCAGCGGCAAGATCGCCACGAAGAAGCGGGGCGGGGCAGCCGTCGCCCGGTCTATCGGCGCGCTCAGCCGGCGCACCGCTCGGCGCGCGATCAAGGCGGGTGGAGCCACGGCAGCGGCCGTAGCCGCAAAGCGCCCGATCCTCGCGGCGAAGCTGGAGGCGAAGGCCGCCGGCACGGCGGGCAAGGCTCGTCGGAGCCTCGTCAGGACCGCTCGCGTCGCGAAGCGCAAGTCCCCTGGGGCGTACTGACCTGTGATCGTCGAACGCTCCAAGCTGCGCGGGCTCACCCAGTTGGCCGACAACCGGGGTGTCGCCTCGCTGCCCATCCTCCAGGACATGCAGGACTGGTGGCAGGTCTGGGGTCCGCGCATCGCGAAAGAGGAAGGGAAGCAGGGATGGATTCTCTTTCTCCTCGACGCCCATGAGAAAATCGAGGAGGTGTCCATGCTCGTCAGTCGTCTTCTCCGCAACAAGCCCGAGTGGGACTCGAAGGGCTGGAGCCAGAACGAATGGCTGCCCGTCGACGAGCAGTCGACTGCGGCGGTTCGATGGTTCGAGAATCACCTTCCGCGACTCGACGACGTGCCGGAGTTTGCCCAGTTTCTTCTGTCGGCGCAGTACGGGAACCTGTGCGTGCTCGCGCGACTCGGTCGCGAGATGCGCGCCGCGCAGGAGCAGGGGTATACGACCGTTGTCCTAGAGGCCGATGAGGGCCGACTCAACGTACGGCAAGGAGGCCACAAGTTCCTGACGGAGGTCGCGTGACCAAGCTCACGCCCGAGTTGGCCGAGAAGCTCAAGGACCAGCACGCATCAGGCCTCAAGGCCGACATGATGCTGCGCGCGTTCGGCGAGCTTCACGACGAACTCGTCGTAGACCGCCTCCTGCACGAACAGCCGGCTTCCGGCGCAGCAGCACTGCCCCTGGTTGAAGAA